TAATGTCCGATCTTAGTACTCTTGTCAAGTGACATTTTAAAACTCTTTTCAGAGTAATGAAAAGGAAACTCGCTTAAGAAGTTCAGAAAGGATTCTGGTACACCCATGCTATGGAGTATTGCACTTTGCAAGCGAACCGATAAACGGTCCGTAGCATTGGATAGGTCTAGAGACAGAACTGTTAACCCATCAGCAAATGACCGATGAACGAACTGTTCAAAACGAGATTGATCTCCAGAACAGACTTCAGGTTGTTTCCAAAGCCAATTCCGTAACCAATCTGCCAACTTTTTTGTTTTAAGTTGGAGAACTCTATGACCAACTAGAATATTCCTATACTTACCCTTATCAACTATAGGTAAGAGGTAACCTAGATATGAACAAGCTTCCTCAGATGCCCTTTCATTCCTAGCTAAGGATATTATCCCGCTCAGAATGTCTTGACTTCCAAAAATGCTTAACCAATCCATCGGATCATCCTTGTCAACCAAACCTTCAACCCCTTCCAGGGCTGGAGGACCATCGGATACATTTTCGAAATCCCCGGTTCTCACTTTACGACCATAAGGTCCTTCAGTGGGTTCCAAGTGTTGTTCGTCCACATATCTTTTACTGGTTTTAACTGATTCTGTCCATTCCAGGGCAGAAGATGGTACCTTGGGTAACTGTGTAAAACACCTAAGCTTCTTCACGTAATCACGCAAATCCGCTTCAGTATTCACATCAGCACCCGTTACACTCTCTAGAGAAGGCTTCCCTAAAGTTATCAGTTGATAACTATGAAAAACGATCAAAATTATTTTTATTAATCTAAGGTTGTGACTTCTTATGGAATCTATAAATAATTTGAAGATCCATAGTTGAGGTATCCGATAACCATGATATTTCCAAACCCTAATATAGGGCACAGAGTAATCATGATTACCCGCTAAAAGCTGCAGAGCCCAAGTTTTGAACTCTTTCACTCTAAGCGCTGTCCATTGTACACCATGGTAGGTGATCCAATGAGACAGGAATTTCACAAGATGTGGTTTTATATCCACACCAAAGGGACAACCCATTGAGGTTAAAAGGCCATTCGAAACCATTGGAATGGTTCTATTAGCCCCTAACCATATTTTATCCAATTGCATATTGTATCTCCTTTCGAAGTTTTATATGACTATGGACAATAGGGAGTTATTTTGGAATCATCCGGTTCCTTTCGGACAACCTTCCGGAAGACTGGTGTTTTTAAGAAAAAACTCCGATTAGGC